AAGTGCAGTACTTAGAGAAAAGTCTCAGTATAGATTATTTTATACAGACTTAACAGTTGTTAATTCACAACAAAAAGGAATTATAGGTACACTTAGACCAAACGGGTTTGAGTGGTCAGAAATAAGAGGAATAGAAGTAACCAGTATAGGAGCTGGATTTAACGAAAATGGTGTTGAAGAATATTATCATGGTGATACTGACGGCTTTGTGCTTGTGCACGATTCAGGCAATGACTTTAATGGCTCTGATATACTTGCTAGATATTCCACTCCAGACTATGATTACGGAGACTTAGGAACTTTAAAAACTTTACACTATGTTAGAGTATCGGTAGCAGCTGAAGGAGTTGTAACTCCAGAGCTTCAAATCAAATATGATTTTAATAGTCAAGATGTACCTCAACCAACAACTAACTTTCTTTTTGGAACAATTAATCCACCTGCAATATTTGCAGAAGCTGTGTTTAATACAACTGTATTTGGAGGTACTTCGGCACCTATGATAAGAATACCAGTACAAGGAAGTGGAACAAGTAATAACTTTACAGTAATTACAGAAGATAGCAAAGCACCATATACAATAAATGGTTTATATATAGATTTTATACCGTCAGGTAGGAGATAGACAGATGGCAGGTTACATAAGACAAAGTTCGTTTTCCGATGGAGATACGATAACTGCTGCATTATTTAATAACGAGTTCAATCAAGCACTTAGTGCATTTAGTAATACAGACGGACACAAACATGATGGCACTACAGCCGAAGGTCCAGTTATAGGATTAATTGGAGACGCAGGAGAAACTGCTCCTAATAACAAAGTATTAATAGACACAACAAATAACTTTATTGAGTTTTACGTACAAGTATCAAGCAACCCTGTACAACAAGTATATATAGCCGATGGTGCTATTATACCTGTTACAAATAACGATATAGACTTAGGTACTAGTTCTTTAGAATTTAAAGATGCTTACTTTGATGGTACAGTAACCTCAGATGCTTTTGCAGGTCCACTAACAGGAAATGTTACAGGAAATGTATCAGGCACTGCAGCAACGGTAACAACGGCTGCACAGACTAACATTACAAGTTTAGGAACTTTAACAACCCTTACTGTTGATAATGTTATTATTAACGGAACTACAATAGGTCATACATCAGACACTGATTTATTAACACTTACAAGCGGTGTATTAACAGTAGCTGGAGAACTAGATGCTACTAGTTTAGATATTAGTGGTGATGCTGATATTGATGGTACATTAGAAGCTGATGCAATTACTATTGGTGGTGTAACACTAGCTGAAACAATTAGTGATACTGTAGGAGCTATGGTTAGCTCTAATACTGAAACTAACATAACAGTTACTTATGATGATTCTGATAATACTTTAGACTTTGTAATTGGCACACTTAATCAAGATACTACAGGTTTAGCAGCTACAGCTACAGCGTTAGCTACAGCACGTACAATTCATGGTGTATCGTTTGACGGTACTGCTAACATTGATTTGTCTGAGGTTATATCTGATACAGTTGGTGCGATGGTATCAAGCAACACCGAAACAAATATTACAGTTGCTTACCAAGATGCTGACAACACTTTAGACTTTACAATCGGGACACTTAACCAAGATACAACTGGTAACGCAGGTACTGCAACAGCCTTGGCTACAGCTAGAACTATTGGTGGTACATCTTTTGATGGTACTGCTAACATTGCAGTTGGACTTGCAGATACAGCCACAATCTTAGCAACAGCTAGGACTATCGGTGGTGTATCCTTTAATGGTTCAGCCAACATAGACTTACCGGGAGTTAACACTGCTGGTAATCAAAACACTTCAGGACTTGCAGCTACAGCTACAGCTTTAGCTACAGCAAGAACTATACACGGTGTTTCTTTTGATGGTACTGCTAACATAGACTTATCAGAAGTTATTTCTGATACTGTTGGTGCTATGGTATCGAGTAATACTGAATCAGGAATTACAGTTGCTTACCAAGACGCAGATAACACATTAGACTTTACAATAGGTACACTTAATCAAAACACAACAGGTTCAGCAGCTACTTTAACAACAGCTCGAACTATTGGTGGCGTAAGTTTTAATGGTTCAGCTAATATTGATTTACCGGGTGTAAATTCAGCAGGTAATCAAAATACTACAGGTACAGCAGCTACTGTAACAACAGCAGCTCAACCAAATATTACAAGTCTTGGTACGCTTACAACGCTTACAGTTGATAACGTTATTATTAATGGTTCTACTATAGGACACACTGGAGACACTGATTTAATAACAGTAGCTTCCGAGATAGTTACAGTTGCAGGAGAAGTTTCAATGACCACCTTAGATATAGGTGGAACAAATGTAACATCAAGTGCAGCAGAATTAAATTTTAGTGATGGAGTAACTTCCAACATACAAACCCAGCTTGATACAAAAGCTACCACGGGTAAAGCTATTGCTATGGCTTTAGTCTTTGGATAATATAGGAGAATAAAATGGCAAACCCAAACCTAGTAGCAGTAACCTCAATCTTTGGAAAAAGTATACAAGGAGCTTTAACTACTACAGTAACAACCGACTTATTGACTTGTGCAGCTGATAAGTTAATTAAAGTTAATAGTATTATTATTGCAAATATTGATGGTACAAATGCAGCAACTGTAACAATGGGAATCATTAAAAGTGGTGGCTCAGTAGTTTTATTTGCTTCTACTATTTCTGTTCCAGCAGATGCAACTCTTGTCTTAATAGATAAAAATTCAAGTTTTTATTTAGAAGAAGGAGACATCTTAGAAGGTGGTGCAAGTGCAGCTTCAGACCTGACTTACACTATTAGTTACGAAGAATTAGACGACGCTTAATTTTAGGAGGTATTTAATTATGGCTCACTTTGCAGAACTTAACTCAAGCAACGAAGTATTACGAGTAATTGTAATATCTAACGATAATGTAGATGCCAATGGTGGTGATTTACATGTAGATGCAGAAACATTTGTAGCATCTATTGTTCCTCACTCAACAGGTGGAGCAGCTTGGAAACAAACTTCATACAACAATAACTTTAGAAAACAATATGCAGGTATGGGGTATACTTATGATGCTTCCAAAAACAAATTTATAGCACCAAAACCATATTCATCTTGGTCTTTAGATAGTAATGATGATTGGCAATCACCAGTTACTTATCCAAGTGTTACAGAAATAAGTTCTAATAAAGTTTACACATCTTGGGATGAAGATAATCAAAAATGGCTAGGCTATACTGAATCAGCTAATTACGAATGGAACGCTACTAATCTGGAATGGAATGAGGTTTAATTATGGCTGACTTAAATGGCGGAATTATAGGCGTAGACAACCCAGTGGTTGCACAACCTGAAGCTATAACAACTTTTAATTCAAGCGGTACTTTAACTACTGCTTCTTATACATCCGAAGTTCAATATTTAGTTATTGCAGGTGGTGCAGGTGGCGGTAGTACAGTTGGTGGTGGAGGAGGTGCTGGTGGTTATAGAACAGCTACTGGTTTTCCTGTTGATGCTTCTACAGGCTACCCAATTACTGTAGGTGCTGGTGGTTCTGCTGGTGCTAATGGTTCAAATTCAGTTTTTTCTTCAATCACTTCAGCAGGTGGCGGTCAAGGAGGAGGATTCCAAACAGGAGGTACTGCAGGTGGCTCTGGTGGAGGTGTTGGTGGTAGAAATGGTTTTGCGAATGGCTCTGGTGGTGGTGCAGGAAATACACCTTCTGTAAGTCCATCACAAGGTAATGCTGGTGGAAATCGAGGTGGTGGTGGAGCTAACGCACTTGGTGGCGGAGGCGGAGGCGGAGGAGCTGGTGGAGCTGGTGGTAATAGTAGGGCAACAGATGGTACTAACTCAAAAGAAGGCGGTCATGGTGGAGATGGTTTAGCTTCTTCAATTACAGGCTCTGAAGTCGCAAGAGGCGGTGGAGGAGGAGGCGGAGGAGATATTAGTTCTGCTGGAGGAGATGGTAGTTCTGGTGGTGGAGCAAATGGTGCTGCAGGAACTGCAAACACAGGAGGTGGTGGCGGTGGTGAAGGCGGTGGTAATTCTGCCAATGCTGGTGGCTCAGGTGTTGTTATTATTAAAGAAGCCGCAGGACCTAATATAGCTTCAGGAGTATGGAATATGAACGCACTTTACGATAATGTAAAAGCAGGAACATGGGTGTAATATGCCAAGATTAATCGGAGCAGTACAAACATCAGTTTTTGCTGAAGCTTTAAGCAACAACTATACATCTTCTTCAACTTTTGAAGCACCTGCAACAAGAGACATTGAACTATTAGTAGTCGCAGGTGGCGGTGGGGGTGGACAGCTTCTCCCAAAAATTGCTGGTGGTGGCGGAGGAGGAGGTGTAGCTCACGGAACAACTTACCCTGTAGTCAAAGGAACAACTTACCCAATAACTGTTGGTGGTGGAGGGGCAGTAAATACCAACGGTTCTAATTCAGTTTTTACTAACCCCGGAAGTTCTCCTGAAACAGTTACAACTACTGGAGGTGGAGCAGGAGGTACTATGGATGCAGCAGGTGCAGCAGGTGGTTCTGGTGGAGGTGGAGGTGGAACATGGGTTAATTCTGGAAACGGAACAGCGGGTGGCTCATCTAATCAAGCTAACCCTGCAGGTGGATTAACAGGCTATGGAGCAGCAGGTTCAGCTGGTAATCCCGGTCAGTATGGCGGAGGTGGTGCAGGTGGTGGAGCAGCACCTGACGCAGGTGGTGGAGCTTCAGCATCACCTGATTGGGCTGATGCCAACACAGGTAACTACCCTAATGTACAAGGAGGTGGTCAAGGTGGTGCAGGAAAACAATTTCCAGCATTTTCAGGAGTTGGTACAAACAACGCAAACGCTACTCCGGGTACAGGTTACTTTGGTGGCGGTGGTGGCGGTGCAGGTGTAACTAACACAGCACCTTTTGGCGGTCCACATAAAGCATTTCCTCAAAGCGGTGGTGGTGGTACAGGTGGTTATAATGGAACTGCAGACCCATCAACAGCTAACACTGGAGGTGGTGGGGGTGGTAATCATCAAAGTAGTGCAGGAACTGCAGGTGGTTCAGGGTTTGTAGGTATTAGAGGAGATTTAGTATTTACTGGTTCAAGTTGTTGGGATTTAAGATTAGTTTATAGGCAGAAAAAAGCAGGTAATTGGGCTTAAATTTTAAATAAATATATGAATTTAAAATGGTACTATTGGTATTTTGAATCAGTTCTTCCTGAAAGAATATGTGATGAAATTATTAAATATGGCAAAGAGCAAGACAAAGAAACTGCTCTTACAGGTGGCGATAGTAAAAACATAAAAGATTTAAGTGAATTAGAACTTAAAAACATTCAAAAGAAACGCAAGTCTGATGTTGTTTGGATGAATGACAGGTGGATATACAAAGAAATACAACCTTACATACATCAAGCAAATGCAAACGCTGGTTGGAATTTTGAATGGGATTGGTCAGAGTCTTGTCAGTTTACAGAATATAAAAAAGACCAGTTTTATGACTGGCATTGTGATTCAAATGAAGAACCTTACAACAGTCCTGAAAATGCTAACACACACGGTAAGTTAAGAAAACTTAGTATGACTGTATCACTTACTGACCCTGATGAATATGAAGGTGGAGATTTAGAGTTTGATTTTAGAAACACAGATGAAGCATCACAACCAAGAGTATGTGAAGAGATTAGAAAAAAAGGTAGTGTAATAGTTTTTCCTTCTTTTGTTTGGCATAGAGTCAAACCAGTAACCAAAGGAACACGACACTCTTTAGTATGTTGGAATTTAGGATATCCATTTAGATGAGTTTTAAAAAAGATAAATACCAAGTAATTAAAGGTGCTATATCAAAAGAACTAGCAGATTTTTGTTATCAATACTTTTTAAACAAACGAGCAGTAGCAAGACATTTGTTTGATGAGAAATATATATCAGGGTTTACAGAATACTTTGGAATTTGGAACGACCCACAAATACCAGATACATACTCTCATTACTCAGACATAGTAATGGAAACTTTATTACAAAAAGTTAAGCCTGTGATGGAAAAAGAAACAGGACTAAAACTTACTGAAACATATTCATACGCTAGAATTTATAAAAAAGGTGATAAGTTAAAAAGACACAAAGACAGATACTCTTGTGAGATATCTACTACAATGAATTTAGGTGGGGATGATTGGTCAATATACATAGAACCTGATATTAAAATAAATTTAAAACAAGGAGATATGCTTATGTATCGTGGTTGTGATTTAGAACATTGGAGAACACCTTTTGAAGGTGAAGATTGTGGACAGGTATTTTTACACTACAACGATGCAAGTAGTAAAGATGCTAAACAAAATAAATTTGATGGTAGACCTATGATAGGATTACCGGCATACTTTAAAGGAAGTTAATATGGAAATGGTATCACCTTACATTGTTTGGAATGTTTTAATAACTTTAGTGTTAGCTCCAATTTGGTTTCAGATTAGACAAAACTCTTCAGAGCTTAAAAGACAAGACATACTCATTAATAAAACACGTGAAGAGATTGCGAAAGAGTACGTAACAAAAACAGAACTTCGAGACGACATGGGATTAATTATGGATAGAATAGAAAAAATTGGTGAAAAGCTTGACAAACTCTTTGAAGTTAAGTAAAATAGGTATATAACAATGACAAAAAAAATAACAAATAAACTTAAAGAAAGAGCTAAATA